TTTAATATCATTCCAGGTAAACTTAATATCTTGCTCACCGCTAATGTCTCAATATGAGTAGCTAGGTCATATATATATTTGGCCTTCGGTTTCTTTAATAGCTTCGTTAACTAAATATTGATGAGATTCTGATACTTCAAGTTGTGATAAATCACTCTTTACTTTATCGTAGTATGCAAAGAAATCTGAAATATTAACTATCTCTACTATATTCTCTGTATTAAGCTCTGAGATTATTATATCCAAAACATTGCTAGCAGCTGGCTGAGCTACTTTAGTAAGTTTAAGTATGGTTTCACTCATTTATTTTACTACTCTAAACATTTTATTACTATCAGAATATATTCTCTCAATCCCAGAAGTACTATCTGTTGATTTAATTAACACACGATAATATCTTAATGGTTCAAATTGACTCATTCACAGGTCAAAGTAATTACTAGTAGTATCACAACTTAACTTAGTATATGATGTGTTGAAAGGAATTATTACATCTCCAGTATGAGAGTCAACTATAGAATAATAAGATGTTGCAGGCATATATTTAGTTGACATAGATGTTACTGATGATGTAGCAAAGCTTTTTGCTGGATATCTTTCTATTGAATATACTCGTATTCTTGCTTTTTCATCACTCTTGTAATTTCTCTTTAATCCGTGCATTCAAACACTAATTTGACCCGATATATCGATTGCTTCAAGCGACCCTGTAGCTCAAGCTGAATCATCTCACATAGCTTCAAGTCTTGGTTGATAAATTGTATTTGTATCCACACTAAAGAACTTTAAAGCACTTAGTGAGCTAGTAGATATTTCTTCAGAACCGCTTCTTTTAATTATAAATCCATAATTATCACCTACTTCTGCGTTTCACAACTTTGTAACCATATTTGTTACGTTTACATTTAAATCTCCGTCATCAGGATATGAAATTGATTTAGTTGCAGTATATGAAGAGTCATTAATAATATCACTGCCTGCTGTATCTCATGCTTCTGAAACGCTTCTGCTAATTCAACTTACGCCAACAGTTGTTATTGGATCATCATTAAATTCTCCAATTCCCATTTCTCATGATTGTGATATAGGCATAATATCAATATTTATCTCTTGTGCAATTTTATTATCTGCATTTGTATTATATAACCTTAATCAATATGCAGTCGGGTCAGTATCTAAATCTAAATTACTACCGCTAAAATTCTCAAATTTAATTAATATTCTACTGTTAAATACCCCTTCACCGACTCCAAATGAACTACGCTCTTGATTGAGCTCAAGTATAGAATCTAATCCGGTATTTTGACCAGTTCTATCAATATCTGTATCTCTCTGGTATATTGTTGCGTCTTGTGAACTTGTTATTCTATAGATCATAATTTATCTTGCATACCCTCTAATATCTTTTCTATATTTTAATTCAAAGATTGACGGATCTTTACTCGGAAATACAACTCCATCTTTAGTAGCAGTATCAATATTATATAAGTTACCAGAGTAGCCATTATCTTCATTAAATTTATTTATAATTTTAATTTCATTTACATTTTGTACACCATCAACTATTAACAATTCTTTATATAAGTCACTAATTACTATTGGTTGATTAATTTGTCAATTATCTATATTAAAGAAATCATATATTTGACTTATACATCTAAGTATTACATCATTTTTATTATATGCTGGTGAAGTTATAATTTTGAAATTAACTCCAATATTAATAATGTGAGCATCTAATATATTTACAGCATCAGTAAGCATTCTATACCTATCAAGATAAGAAATAATATTTGATTTAACAATATCATTTAGTATAGTAAGATTTTTTGAGCTATCATATCCTAAAACATATAAATTCATTGATAGCGGATTGTCATATTTTATATTTATGTTATTACTTTGTTCAATATACGCTTTTGATATACTTCCATATTTTGCTGGCATTGAATACAGTCTAGTAATGTAATCTTCTTTTGTCACAACTCTTTGTTGAGAATTAAATAGTGCTAATGCGTTTTGTCTAATTTCTTCAACTGTTTCTCCAGCTCTTCCACCAGTAGCAGCTTCTTTATTGTTTACTGAAATTGAAGCAATTACAGAGCTTAATGAACTAGCACTATATATCTCTATTGGAATATCGTACAAATCAGTATCTGTAGAGAGGTCTGAAATTATAGAGGTTATTGTATTCGCTTCAACATTTGATTCAATACCTCCGCCATATAAATAATTCACGACTAAGGTTGTTTGTGGAACTTGACCGTAGGTTCTAGAATACAAAAAGTTTGAAGGATCAATAACACTATCAAATTTTGTAATGCCATTTGCTAAAGCACCGCCGACATTTGCAGGATTAGGTACAATTATTTCATCTGGATTAGATGACATACCTGAGCCGAAATGCATTTCATAATATCCATCATCATTTACTCTTAAAATATATCTTCTAGGAACCCTTCTTAAAGATAGAATATACGGCACTGTGTTTTTATTCGAACCAGAATCAAAATTTTGAAAATCTTTAATTGGGTTGTCTTCAAATATTGTATCTTGTGCAAGATAATCGACTTCGTATCACTCTATATCTTCATTATTTTTTTCATATACAGTGTTTATTGACACGATATTATCTATATTAATTAAAGCTTTATTATACCTCTTTATCTTAGTTAAATCTAACTCTACACTCCCTTGCGTTACTGACATAGCCTTAACTGTTTTCTTCAATAAGAAACTTGTTGGTTCACCAGCGGTAGTTTCATATACAATTACGTCTGATTTATCATAAGAATCCGAATCACTGAAAACTGCATCCTCTATTGTTCTGAATGTTACAGCTTTCGTATCGTCAGTTTTTACTTCAAATCCTGATTTAATAGTAATGGCATAATTATAATTTGGTAAAATTGTCGTACCACTTCCTGTACTCGGTACTACCATAAAAATATCAAGATTTACGTAAGAAGGAATTGATACTTTTGGAATATATCCAAACGCTTGTGATAGTGATACTACATTTTTATATTCTTGAGCTTTTAGAAGTAGTGATTCTTGAAATTGCTTATCTATATAAAATGACAATACATCTCCAACGTATGATGCCATTTCTATAAACATCATGCCAGGAGAGGCTGCATTAAAATCATTATATGTCTGTGGAAAGTATATCTTTGCAAAGTTTATTAATGACTCTCTAAGTGAATTAAAATCTTTGTTTAAATATTTTACGTCTTTTTTATTAGCAATAGTACGATTATACTTGTTCATGTTTTAAAAAATTCTATAATTTCTTCCTTTTTATTTGATAGATAGAGTAAACTCTCTTTCTTTACCCTCTTCTGTTGCTAGATTTACTACATATACGATATTAAATTCTATAATATTTTCTAAAATTTGAAGTGTAATATCTTTAATTATAACAATTGGTAGTCATATACTAACAGCATTTTTAATATCAGAAAGTACATATTCTCTTAAATATTGTTCATCTACTTGTTCAAAGAGAATTTTATATATTGATGTACCAAACATTGGTTGCATAGGTCTACTACCTTTCTGAGTTAATATTAAATTTTTTAAATTAGATGTAATTTGATCAACTGTTTTATATGATGGGTTAAAATATCCAAACTGTGTGTTGCACAACGGTAACTGGCAACCAATAAATCTTGTATAGCTATCACCTTTAATATTTTTATCTTTAGCAGACATGATTCTATAAAGGCTTTGTACCCGGCTTATTTCCCATTTTCTTTAAAAAGCTTGAATAATTTACCTTTGTAGCAAGTTTAGCAACATCTACTGCGGAGGCGTTTCCTGCTTGAACTTCTGTGATCAAATCTTCTTTTGTACCTACTACTCCAGATGGAATATTAGCAAACTGTGGCTCTTCAAATTCCATTCCAATATCAGCAGGAGTTGCATTTTGAGCAAATTCTTTCATCATACTATTACCGTTTTGCTTTAATGTATCTATAGCACCAGCAAATCTATTAACTTTTTGTTCAGGAGCTTCTTTAATAGTTTTCTTTCTACCTCTAACCGCCTCTAATTGTAGTTTACTAGATTCTATTATAAGTTCGCCAAGC